AATATGCCGCTGTTCCTGATAAAACTGCACAAGGCAGACCGTCTCAATATTTTGTAGACAAACAAATAACGCCAAAAATTTATTTATACAATGCCCCTGAAAACTCAACAGATGTTTTGTATGTAAATAGGATTATGCGTATGGATGATGTTGATGCATCAACAAATACAGTACAAATGCCTTTTAGGTTCTATCCTTGCCTAAGTGCAGGATTGGCTTACTATTTATCCTTAAAAAAAGCTCCTGAAAGAACGGGCATGTTAAAACAACTTTATGAAGAAGAGTTTGAAAGAGCTTTAAGCCAAGATGAAGATAGGGCATCATTTAGAGCAACCCCTGATACTAGGGCATACGATTACGCATAATGGCATTCGCATCGGAAAAGAATGCGTATGGTATCTGTGATAGATGTGGTTTTAGGTATGGCTTGCGTGAGCTTAGAAAAGAATGGAATGGTTATAGAACCTGTCCTGAATGTTATGAGCCAAAACATCCACAGTTAGAAACAAGAAGAAATTTAGCTGACCCTGAAGCCTTAAACAATCCAAGAGTTGATACTAGCGTAGTACCAAGCAATTTTACGGTTTATACAAATTGGGATTTGGGTATAATAGGAACAGCACTTACAGTTCCTGATGCACTAGAGTCTGCATTGGGTACGGTTACGGTAACAAACACATGAGTTTTACATTAGCAACATTAAAAACAGCCGTTCAAGATTATCTTGAGACTGACGAAACAACTTTCGTAAATCAACTTGATACATTTATTACACAGGCTGAAGAAAGAATATTCAAAGTAGTTCAACTACCCGATCAAAGAAAAAATGTTCAAGGAAACCTTTCTGCAAGTAACAGGTTCTTAGCAACACCAACTGACTGGCTAGGTAGTTTTTCTTTGGCTGTTATTGATAGCAATGAATATACCTATTTAGATTTTAAGCATAATTCTTTTATTAAAGAGTATTCTTCAAATGCAACAACCACAGGAAAGCCAAAGTATTATTCTATTTTTGATCAATCAAGCTTTGAAGTATCTCCTGTGCCTGATCAAGGGTATACCGTTGAATTGCATTATTTGGCACGACCTGCATCATTAACAGCAGGTGCGTCTGATGGTACCACTTATTTATCAACAGAAGCTCCTGATACGCTTCTATACGGTTGTTTGGTCGAGGGTGCTATATTTTTAAAATTGCCCCAAGCAGAAATAGGCATATTAGAATCTAAATTCAAAGAAGCCTTGGCTAGACTTAAGAACCTAGGTGAAGGCAGAGATACAAGGGATGAAATGAGGTATGATTCGCTAAGAATTAATGTAACTTAATTTTCTTTTTGAGAGGAGAAAAATGAAGAGAATAAAAAAACTTGAGGGCAAGACTGTAGCCATTGTTGGCTTGGGTCGAAGTTGGTTTGACTATAATTTAGCTGCATCTCATGGCGATCACTTTGACGAGGTGTGGGGCATTAATGCTGTAGGCTCTGTTATATATCACGATAGAACTTTTATGATGGACCCACCATCTAGGTTTTTAGACACAGATGATGCAGGGGGTCAAACCACTGGCATGAAAAGAATGCTTACCACGGGTGATAAGCCGATATATACATGCGAATTAGATGAAAGAGCTAAAAATTTAGTTTTATATCCAATTAATGAAATTGTGGCTGATCTTAATTGTTGTTACCTTAACAACACTGTTGCTTATGCAATAGCTTTCGCCTTATGGAACAAGGTTGGAACTTTAAAAATTTATGGCGTTGATTTTACTTATAAAGGCAACTTACATTTTGCTGAATCGGGCAGAGCTTGCGTAGAATTTTGGTTATCAAAATGCATGCACGCAGACATGCAGGTTGGTGTAGCAGGATCATCAACATTATTAGATACAAATGTAGAAACTCGTGAAAAGCTTTATGGTTATCACAGATTAAAAGACCCATTGGTGCCTTTGTTGGATGGCAAGAAGATGATTGTAAAAAAAATGAGTGAGTTAGCAGTAAACAGAATGCCAGTTGAGCCACAATTGATTGGTAGGCATGATGATAAAACAAATCCTGTAGAGCCAAAGGAGTGGTAAATGATTGAAGATACAACTTTAACTAATTTAGGAATGATTGAAGTACACACCACCACAGAAGGTGGGCATCCTGTAGATTTTTGGGCTAAAAGATGCATCGAAAGAATTATTGCTGTCAGCGATGAAGCACCTGATGATGTAAAAAAACAGGTTCGGGAGTTCAAAGATAATATTGAAAAAGTAATAGAACTGTATATGCAAAATGCTATAAAAAGTGATAGGATTACCATTAATAACAAATTAGAAAAAGCAGGATTCAAAGACTCTGCTGATTTAATTAGGAAACTATAATTATGGCAATTACATCAACACTTACAACAAGTTTTAAAAAAGAGTTACTTGAAGGCAAGCACAATTTCTTGGCTTCGGGTGGAAATTCTTTTAAATTAGCTTTGTACACAAGTTCAGCTACTTTGGGTGCTACCACAACTGCTTTTACTACAACAGGTCAAGCAAGTGGAACAAACTATACTTCAGGCGGAGCAGCTCTAACAAATATTAATCCAACAAGTTCAGGAACCACTGCGTTTACTGACTTTGCTGATTTAACTTTTGGTACAGCTACTGTTACTGCTAGAGGATGCATGATCTACAATGATACTGCTTCAGGCGACCCATCCGTAGCAACCATTGACTTTGGTGGAGACAAAACCTCTACAGCAGGAGACTTTACAATTGTATTTCCTGCGGCAGCTTCAGGTACAGCTATTATCAGAATCGCTTAGTAGCAATGAAACATGCCATACGCAAAGTTTCAGTTTAAAGCAGGAATAGATAGAGAAGGAACCGACTACACAAATGCAGGTGGTTGGTTCGATTCTTCTCTTGTTCGTTTCAGAAAAGGTTTTGCTGAAAAAATAGGCGGTTGGGCAAAAAATACTACCACATCTTTTTTAGGCACATGTAGAAATTTATTTGCGTGGATTTCTTTGGCAGGCACTAAATACTTATTTCTAGGAACTAATTTAAAGGCTTATGTACAGGAAGGTTCGGGCTTTTATGATATAACCCCTATACGACTTACAACAAGTGCAGGGGATGTAACATTTTCTGCTACCAATGGTGATGCTACTATCACTGTAAGTGATACAGCACACGGTGCGGCACAAAACGACTTTGTAACTTTTTCAGGATCAGCCAGTCTTGGTGGCAACATTACTGCTACTGTACTCAATCAAGAATATCAGATTGCAACCATTGTTAATGCTAATTCATATTTGATAGAAGCCAAAGATACAAATGGCGATGCTGTATTAGCAAATGCTAGTGACACGGGCAATGGAGGCAGTAGCGTAGTAGGTGCTTACCAACTTAATACTGGGCTTGATAATTTTGTAGCATCAACTGGTTGGGGTATTGATGGTTGGGGTTCGTCTGCATTTGGTTCTGCAACCTCTTTGGGTTTTACAAACCAGTTGCGACTATGGGCTTCAGATAATTTTGGTGAAGACCTAATATTGCATCCAAGAGGCGGAGGCATTTTTTACTGGGATCAATCAGGTGGCACATCCACAAGAGCCGTCAATATAACATCTTTATCAGGAGCAAACTTAGCTCCCACCGTAGGCTTACAAAGCATTGTTTCTGAAACAGACAGACATGTTTTTGTTTTGGGTGCCGATCCAATTAATGACGCAGGAACAGCTAGAACGGGAACTATTGATCCTATGCTTGTGGCTTTTTCAGATCAAGAAAGCATTACTGAGTGGGAGCCACAAACAACAAACACAGCAGGATCGGTTAGACTTTCAGTTGGTAGTGAGATCATTGGTGGCATAAGATCAAGGCAAGAAACCCTTGTATGGACTGACTCAGCTTTATATTCAATACAGTTCGTAGGACCACCATTAACATTTGCTGTTAATTTAATAAATCAAGGCGTGGGAATGGTTGGACCTAACGCATGCATTAATGCACCCAATGGTGTTTACTGGATGACTGAAGATGGTTTTTATCGTTACAACGGTAGCGTGCAAAGTTTGGAATGTACTGTGCTGAATTATGTGCAAGAAAATTTAAACTTATCACAACTGTTTAAATGTTTTGCATTGGTTAATAAACAATACAACGAAGTTTGGTGGTTTTATCCATCAACTCAAGATAATACAGGCGAGATATCACGCTACGTTATATATAACTATTTAGAAAATACATGGAGCATAGGTGAGTTAGTTAGAACTGCTTGGCTTGATGAAGATGTATTTGTTGCACCACTGGCTACTGAAAATGGTTATTTATATAACCAAGAAACAGGAGAAGATGCAGACGGCTCTCCAATGGATAATGTCTTTATTGAAAGCTCTGACTTTGATTTACAAGAAGGCAACGACTTTGCTTTTATTAGCAAAATTATTCCTGATCTTAAGTTTTATGGGACCAATACATCCAGTGGCGGACCTTTAATTAATATGCAAATAAAAACAAGAAACTTCCCTGCTGAAAGTCTATCAACCAAAGTAACTAAAGATGTTTCTAATAATACCAACGAGTTAAATGTACGAACTAGAGCAAGACAGGCTGTGTTAAGACTGCAAAGCGATGATGATGCAGACGCAGGAAACAGACTAGGAGTGCAATGGAGACTAGGATATACTAGAATGTATATACAGCCTGATGGTAGAAGATAATGGCAAAGCTATTACCGACAAGGTTACCGCAGGCTTTAGACGAAGTAACACCTGATGTTTTTAATAGATTAGTCAGGATACTTGAGTTAAACTTAGGACAGTTCGACCCTAATCGAACCCCGCAGTTCAACCAATCCGAATTAGGTGAACTGAACTTTATAGCAGGTGATATAGTGTTTAATACGACACTAGAGATTCACCAAGCGTATGACGGGAATGCTTTTCGTGATTTATATAGTCACCAAACATATTTGAGTGGCGTGAGTGGAACAGGGGCAGTAGGCTCCGTAACAGTTACAACGAGTTAATATGGCAGAATTAAATTTAACAGACAGAGTTCAAAACCTTTTAACAGACATGGAAAGACCTGACTCTCTTCCCTTGTTTCAGGCAAGTATGAACTTCAATCAGGGAAGACCATCCTTTAATGCTAGCAGTCCTTTGATGGATATGATGCCAAGCAGAGACACTATAGGTTCAGGCGTTATGTCTGACAACGACATGGTAAGAATTAACAAAGCTCTTTTAAGTGGTGTACAAGACCCAATGATGGCAAATGTAGACACAAGTGTGATGCAACCATTGGTTGATCTTGGTTTTGAACAACAAGTTAGAGCCATAATGACATATCCGCAGAACTCACCTGAGTCGATGCAAGCTCAACAAGAAATACTTAACGAAATGGGTACAGGCATGGATGTAGACGCATTTGTGCAAACTGTAAAAGAAGTCGCACCCAAAGAAATTCAAGAAGAAATTTTACAAGACAGAATGATGCCAGTTAGCGGTGAAGTTGATGAAGGTATTACCCAGTTATTAAAATTTAACGCACAACAACAAGCAGAAGAATCAGGCAATCCATTATTAAAACTTGGTGCCGAATCAGGAAGAATGGATGACACTACCTTGGGTCATCTTGCAGAAGGTGAGGTTGTAATACCTGCCCCTGTGTTAGAGGCAAATCCACAAGCATCTGATATGTTAGAAGAAACCATGATGCAAATGGGCATAGACCCAAAAAGCAGAGTAGTAGATTCAACAGGTCAGCTAGGTGGCATTGCATCAATTAATCCTCAAACTGGATTACAAGAGTTTGGTTGGCTGTCTAAAACTTGGAAAAAGGTAAAAGACAAAGTTATCAAGCCAGTGGCTAAGGTAGCTAAGTTTGTACCGGGTCCTTGGCAAGCACCAGCAGCTTTAATAGATACTGCAAGCACTGTATATGATGTAGCTAAAGGCAGAGCCAATCCCTTGGCTTTATTGTCTGTTGCAGGACCTTTAAGAACAGGTCCCTCAATTGGAGATAGTTTTGGTGCTATTAAAGAAGCAGGCAAAGGTAGCTTTTTGAGTGGCTTAGGCGAATCTTTTAAAGCTATACCGGGTGCTATTGGCAGTGGAATTAAAAATTTAGTTACAAGCCCAATAGATACAGTAAGTGGTTTGTTTAAACCACAAGAAGGTTTAGAGGGCGGTAGATTCGGCTCAGGCATTACAGGTTTGTTTGGTATGGGCGGTGAACAAACCCTACCTGAAGATATACAAGCATTTGACAACTATGAAACTGGCGAGGTTGAATATGTAAACACTAAAACTGGAAAAACATTGTCAGCCGAAGAAGTAAAAGCATTGCAACAAGGCGGTAGTTTTATTGGAGGAACTAAAACCCCTTCTTTCATAAAGGGCATAGAAGACACTTTAAAAGGACAAACAGACCCTTCTAGTAGCAGTCTTTTTGCTAAAGACGATCAAGGCGGTCTTGGCATGATGGGTAAATTAGGTATTGCAGGACTTGCTGGCTTAATTGGTAAGTTGGCTTATGAAGAAGCCAAAGATCAAAAAGGTGTCCCCTTAACTCCACTTACACAAATGGACCCACTGGGTAGATATAACATAGAAGCAGAAATAGCTCGTAGAACAGGAGCAGAAATGCCATCTCGTGTAGAGTTTGGTCTAAACCCTGAAGGCATGCCTGCACTAAGCGGTGGTAAGCCAAGAAACGCAAGATACGGTGGCATTATGGCTTTTGCTGATGGTGGTGTCGTAGCTATGGCAGAGGGCGGTGACATGGATGTTGCTATCAATGTAGAAGAGTTTCCTGTCAGAGATGGACAAATCAATGGAGCAGGCACTGAGACATCAGACGACATTCCTGCAATGCTTTCAGACGGTGAGTTTGTAATGACTGCCAAGGCTGTAAGAGGAGCAGGTTCTTTTGATGTCAACAATAACAATGGCATACTAACGCTAACTCCAAACGGAGAGCCAACAAGAGAGTCAGGCACTAGAGTTATGTATAAACTAATGGAACATTTTGGGAACATGGCATAATGGCAGAACCAATCGCAACAGATATTCAACAACAGTTTAGAACCCTAGACCCTACTACAAGAGAATTATTCTTTGGATCAGGTATACCGGGTACTTCTAGCTACTCACCGGGCTTTATGCAACAAGCATTTAGAGCTTCGGAGAGAACATTTTATGACGAGCAAGGCAACCCAGTTGTCGTGCCACAAAAGATTGCAGGACTTTCTCCTGAACAATTAAAAGCCATTGGCTTATCAAGAGAAAAGATTGGCGTTCAAGACCCTTACTTGTTTGGAACAGACACACAAAAAGGTGCAGAACAATATTTTGGTCAAGGTCTTGAAAGTTTGTTTGGAAGACAAGAAGTTGATGCAGAGGGAGTTGCAACAGGTCGAAGGCTCGGAGGTTTAGACGAATCAGAACAATTGTTAAGGGAATATGCAGACATTGGCTATGATCCAACAAAAATGATTGGACCTGAAGGCGAAGAAAGAACTTACATTTCAAAATTTTATGACCCCTATCAAGAAGAGGTTATTGACCAAACAAGAAAAGATATACTTGAAAGGGGAGCCATGGCTGACATATCAGCTAGAGCTTCTGACATCGCTAGAGGCGGTGAATCAGCCTTTGGCTCAAGAGCTAGATTGGGTGCAAAAGAACGCACTGAGGCTCTCGGTAGAGGCTTGGGAGAGGCTTTGGGTGGGCTTAGAAGCCGAGGCTATCAACAGGCTCAACAAGTGGCTTTGGGCGAAACTCAAAGGCAACAACAAAATCTTGCAAATTTATCATCAGGCATTGGAAGCCTTGCACAGGCTAGGTCAGCAGGACAAATAGGTCTTGGCGGACAATTAATGGGTCTTGGCACACAAGCACAACAAGCCGCTCAAGCTGACATACAAAGACAGTTAGGTTTGGGTCAAATGACACAGACACAACAACAAAGACAATTAGACGCATCAAGACAAAATGCATTAATGCAACAACAAGCCCCAATGCAACAAATGCAATCATTGTTACCGTTTGTACAAAGTGTCCCTGCGGGATTTAGTCAGATTGGTACAACTTATGGAGTTCAACCATCAGCCTTGCAAACAGGCTTAGGAGTTGGATTATCAGCACTTGGTGGTTTAGGTAGCTTTATGAATCCACCACAATATAGAACATACGGATAATGCCAATGAGCAGAACAGGTTTGTCATCGTTAATGGGTTACCAAGAGGGTGGCGATCCATCTTCTCCAACCACAGGAACACCGACTGGTTTAGACGCACTAGCTAGTCTTATGACCCCAAAAACTTTTGATTTTGATGCTAGCGTTGAAAAGTATGAAGATAGGCTTTCGCCATTTATAAACCAACAGCCTCCAGTAACAGGATATGAAGCTGCTTCTCTTGTTGGCTCAAACATACTTGCACAACAGGCAGAAAAATTTCCATCTTTGGGTCGAGGCGTTGGAATGGGCTTTCAAGCGTTAAGTGCCGAAATAAAAAAACGCAGAGAATCTAAAAGAAAAGAAAAACAAGCTGTAGCAATGAAAGCTATCGAAATGGCATCAGAAGACGAGCAATCAGCGAAAAAGTTTTTAAATGACTACTCGTTAAAATTAATTGATTTGGCTAACAAAGAAATACCAAGAGTAACATTGCAATATCAAGACGAATCAGGTGAAAAAATAGAACAAACCTTTTATCACAATGATCCGCAGGTAAGCACAATACTTGCAAATGGTGGTGTAGAAATCAAATCACCACAAAGCGTGACCAACATTGACATGGGTAACGCCAGTGATCTCGATAAAGAAAGAGCAAAAAATATAGCCAAAACAGAACAAACTTGGCAAGTTGAAGCCGATGGAGCAACTGGAGTGAGAGATCAAATTCTGTACGCTAGATCAGTGGCAGAGGAGTTAGGTCCTGATGGTTTTGGACCTGTAGAACAATTCACCGCACCCATAAGAACTGCTTTGGTTGATTTGGGTTTTGGTAATATTATTGATATAAGCAAGCTATCTGATCAACAATTGCTAGGACAGCTTGGTACAAGTTTTGCTATGGCTTTGGTTGGTAAAACCAAGGGTGCTATTTCAAACAGAGAAATGGACATGTTCTTAAGAGCATCACCTACATTGGGTGCAACCTACGAAGGTTTTATGAAAATGTTAACTTACCTAGATAGGATTGCAGAAAGATCAGAAAAATTTAACGAACAGTGGAATCAAAAATCTATAGAGTTAGCAAAAGCAAATGCATCAATTGCTGAGATACAAGGAGCTTTAGCTTCATTCAAATCAGAGTTTAGGGGTGCAAACCCTCTTTTTGACGAACAAGAGTTTGCAGAATTAGAGTCCATCAAAGATGACAAAAACTACAGCGAAGTAAACAAAGGCTATACAAGTGTAACTGCACAACGGGCTGTCAATAACCAACTTAATGACAGAGCTACAAAATTAATTGAAGACATTGAGAATGATGACAGTTTAAGTCCAACGCAAAAAGCAGAAGAAATCCAAAAAATACAAAATATTTTGAGTTCATAATTATGTCTGAAAGTAAATATGATGCACAAATAGAGAGCTTAAGAAATTTAGCCAACAAACAACAAGACCTAGAAACTGAGTATGTAACAAAAAAAACAAGAGCCAACATGTTCTTTGACGATGATGCAAAGATTGATTACTTAGCATCTTTAAGATTTCCTGATGACCCATTAGCATCGTATCGATATCAGTTCAAAGACGGTGAATTGGTTTATAGAAACGATGATGGTACTTTGGAAAAAGAATTTGTTTCACCAACTGATGTCGGTGTTTTTGGAGAGTATGTGCAACCTAATTTAGTTCCTGCCACCACATTTATGGCTGATGTTGTTGGTGGTATAGAGGGGGCAAAAAGAGGATTTCAAAGAGGCTTAACCCAAGCAGTTACATCTCCTGCTAAACATCCATTGGCACAACTTGGTATAGTTTTGGGCAATACCGCAATGGGTGGTTTTGCAGGTAATGTGGTTGTCGGTGGTGTGGCTAGAGGTGGCAGAGAGTTGATGATAGATCAATTTTACAACATGCCTCCTGAAGAATTAGTAGCCGCAGGCAAAGACCTTTTAATTTCAAGTGGCTTTTCAGCCATACCTTTTGGTGTTGGCAAGACAAGGCAAGTATTTAATAAATTTGTTGGTAGAAAAGATGCTTTGCAAAAAATTATGAATTTGCGATTAAATCAAGCTGACACCATAGCCGAAGCAAAAAAACTGGGCATTGATTTAACTCCTGCTGAGGCAGATGTGTTGGCAACTAAAGCTCAAAACATACAATACTTTCTTACAAGACAGCCTGAGTCTGACAAAATATATAATTTTTACAACTCAAGAGCCAGTCAAGTAAGAGAAGCTATTGAAGTTTTTGCATCTGAAATCGGATCAGGTAAAGGCGGTGATATAGGAAGAAGGGTTCAAGAAGCGTCTAAAAAAGCTATAGACGAGCTAGCCAAAAGAAGAAAGGTGCGTGCAGGTAAAATTTACGACACAATTAAAAATTCTGACGAGCCATTTCAAATAAACACAAATGAAATTATAGAAAAAATAAACGCAAAACTTGCTGATCCAAAGCTAGACCCTAATGAAGTAGAGGCTATTACTAAGTTTAAAGATTTATTATTTGATGCAAACGGTGAGGTTATAACTGACCTTATGGCTATACATGGTAGACGAGCAGGATCAATTAATGATCTGATTACCAATACAGGTGGATACGCACAAAAAGTTATTATTAATCTTAAAGATGATATGACTGCTTTGATGGATGAAGCAACTCCATTATACAATCTTGCAAGAAGAGTATATGACCCATCAAGAGGACCATTGCAATTGGTAGAAAAGAGTGCAATTGGCAGAATGTCGAAACTTATAAGAGATGAGCAATCTGCAAAAGCCTTGCAAACATTCTTTAATCCAAATGTTTCTGCTCAATCTTTAAGAAACTCTAAAAGAATATTACAAGCAGTCGACCCTGTGGTTTTTCAAGATGTAAAAAAAGAATTTTTATTACAACAGTTGGATAAAGTTACTAAAGAGGCTTTATTAGAAAAAGGGTTGCCACAATTTAAAAACTATTTCTTGCAAGGCAACACTAAGAAAATGATGGAGGAAATATTGGAGCCTGAAGAGTTTGATAACTTTTACAAGCTTGTGGATATTATGAACAAATCATTTTCAGTCGCCAAATCAGGCTCCCCAACAAAACCGTTAATGATAATGGAAAAAGAACTAGTTGATGAGGCACAGGGGATTGGTTCTAAGTCTTTAGGTCTATTGCTTTCTGCCATAAGGTTACCGGGCAGATTGGTTACAGGTACTTTTGGTGATGATGTTATGAAAAGAATAGCAATGACACAGGCTGATACATACTACCGTGCATTGACTGATGCTTTATTTGATCCTGATGCTGTAAATACTATAAACAAAGCTTATGATTACTTTGCTCCGCTTGAGTTTGGTATTAAGCAAACAGTGACAAGAGGTGGTGCAGAAGCTGTGGAAGGTGTGACTGAGCCACAAGAACAGCCATACGAAGGTCAAGCTTTTGAAAGAGAGGTGGAGAGAAGAGACAACCTTAGCTCACAACTAGACTCAGCACTACAGAGTTTCCAACCATCAAACATCCCACTGGTTCCACCTGCTACTGCTGTTAGACCACAGGATATGTTATCTGAAACGATCTTACCCAATCCAAAAGACCGAGAGTTGGCTGAACGCCTAGCTATGGGTTCTTCAGGGATTGGCTCTCTAACTTAGATTAAAGCTGATCTACATCAAACTGAACATTCATTGTATTCCCATAAAACTTAGAAGTTTGCACTCCTAGATTTATAAAATACTCAGCCATCTTTCTTGGGCATTTATTCTTCGCACTGGCAAGTGCAAACAACTGATCAGACAAATGCTTATCAATGGCTATAGGAGTAATGTCCTGTTCAACTCTTTGTGAGCCTTTTATTTCTTTGACAATATCTTTAGGAAAATGTCCTGCTAACATAATTGTCTCCTAGTTATACAGCTTCCCCCTCTTGCTGTTGCATTACTTTTTTGTGATTGGTCTCCACCATTAAACGGATTTGATCAATCTTCTTTCTTCTTTCTAAAGAACAAATCTCTTGCAATAACTCGTAGGTTGCTAGATCGACTGTCAAGGTTCTGTAGCCCTTGTTGTAGTCACCCATATCAATCTCCTTTATGTACTTAAAACTGAATTGTAACTGATTATAATACATTTGAACACAATATTAACACTTTATTAGCATATAAAAAAACATCAATAAAAGTGTTGAAAAGTGTTGTAATTATCTGACAGTTTGTTATTATTAAAGTATAAATTCATTAATTAACAGGAGAATCTAATGAAAACAGAAAAAAAATATTACATATCTAGTGGTGATCTTACTGCTATGTATACTCTTTGTTTCGGTTATGGGCATGACTCAAAAGGTGATTATATTGTAAACCTTTCTACTGACTCTGAAAAAGCAGTAAGCAAGGCTATGGAGTATGTCGAAAAGGCTAATGACATTTATCCTCTTGAGACATCATATGCTGATGTAAGTCTTAATGAAATTGTTAGAAGAAAGCAAGAGCAAATTGAGGCTGACAACCTAAAAAGAAAGGAAGAAAATATTGCTAATTGGGTTGTAGCTTCTAAAGAGTTAATTTCTCAAGGCAAAAATCCTTTTGATAAAATTTGGGCAAATGGTCATGTGGTAGGTCATTATTTTATTGATGACATGTCTCAAGAAACCATTAACTATTGGGCAAATATTACTGAGTACAAAAGTGAAATTCATGAAGCCATAAGCAACATATGTAAGCCAAGAGCTATTTACATTCCTAAGAATGCCAACAAACATTTTGGTTCTGTTGGTGACAAGGTTACTGTTAAAGCCTTTGTTCTAAGCCAAGATCATTACGAAAATAGTTTTGGTTACAACAATTATTCTGTAAAAATAAAATACATCACAGAAGATGGTGAAAGGTTGGTAACCAATGGTGGTGATGAAACTAAGTTTAATGAGGCTATTTGGGATTCTGTCAATACTTGGGTTGAGTTAGAAGCTACAGTAAAATCTCATAATAAATTTACACCAAAGATAGACTATACAGAAGTTTGTGAAAAAACTGGTCAACTTATTGACAAAGAAAAAGACGGTGACAAGACTTGGAATACCACTTCACTTATTAGACCAAAGCTTATCAAAGTGTTTGGTCAAGAACAGGAGGTAGCGTAATGGAATTTTTAGTAGTATGGAACGAAGAGGCTTATGGCGATGTTGAGCCAAGAACTGTAAACATGCAAGAGTTTGTCGATGATGGTATCGAGGGCGACTGGGGTATAGAAGAAGATGAGGATGGCGAGTTTACTCTTGAGCATCTTGAAAACCTTAAGGTCGGTGACTCACATACAACCTACGGTCCTTGGGGATGGAGTGTAAAATTTACAAGAATAGCAAATGTGCATTATCCGTCTTATCCTAATGT